TGCTGGGCCTTTTCGAAGGTGTTCCACTTGCGCCATTCCACGGTCTTGCCGTGGTTCCGGGGCAGGGGCTGCTTCTTGCCGAACTGAGCGTAATACAGCTCCACCCGGGTGTTGTTCAGCAGCTCGGTGTCATAGAAGGTCTTCAGCTCAGGGCTCAGGGTATTGCTGCCGGAGAAGCCCTCGGATGCGCCGGTATGGGCATTCACGAAGCCGGTGGTAGCATTCACGACGCTGCCCGCCTCAGCGAACAGCTGCAGATAGTTGATGGTTTCCATAGTCATTTCTCCTTTCATTCTCTTACATGCCCGGGTAGATCTTTTCTCCCCGGGAAGCGGCTTCCCGGATGCGCTTCTTCAGGGCGGAGCGCTGGGCCGGGGTAGCCGCGCGGTAGTCGAAGACCGTGATGCCGGCCCCCTGAGGCTGGCTCCCGTTCTCCGTCGGCCGCATCCTGCCGGACCGGATCTGATCCGAGATCATCTGGGCGGTCCTCTGCGCTGCCACCTGCATGGCCGCCGACTGTATCTCGTTTCTGTGGAGGGCGTACCAGGCGTCCTCCACCCGGATGCCCACATCCGGTGCCGTCATCCGGGCAAAGGCGGGATCATGGAGCGCCATCCGCAGATCGAAACCGGGGAACACCTCCCGCATGGCCTCCGCCTGCTGCTCCAGGCCCAGAAAATGGGCCGCCAGCGCATCCGTGACCGTCTTTTCCGGTGCGGTCCCCGTCCCCTCCCCGGCCGCCGGCTGGTCTGCCGGCACCGGCGCGTCAGCCGCCCCGTCCAGAGGCTGCGTCACATCCGCAGCCCCCTCGCCCACCTCAGAAAACAGCTGAAGCAGGCCAAGCATTCTTTCTTCCATAGTTCCTCCTTTATTTTCCCGGGCCAACGGCCCGTCGTGGATATAATGATGCTTCCTTTTGCAGGGGAGACTTTCCAAGCCTCCCGAGACCTTGCGTGTGGACAGCAGTCCGGACCATCCTACAGGCACCGGACCTCCACATACTCTCCAAAGAGCCGCTCCAGGAGCCGCAGGCCCCGCAGCACCGTGTCGAAGGCGACTTTTACCGCCTCCTCCCGGCCCGGGACCGGCTCGCACCGGATCTCCGCGTCCCCGGGCTCTAAGCGGAGGGTCCGCAGCCGCAGGGCGCCCATATCTTCCAGGTGCAGCAGCTCCTCCCGCAGGGCCAGCACCAGGGCGGACACCCCGGCGCAGATCAGATCCCGGCCCGGCTCACCGCTCCCTGCGTGGCCCCGAAGCCTGAGGGAGAGCCCCTCCACCTCCGCCCGGATCAAGGCTGCTCCTTTCCGGGCAGCTGCGGGTATCTGGCCGCCGCGGCGGACTGGGCCATGGCCCACTGCTTCGCTCCCTCCGAGAGCCGGCGCAGCAGCCGGTCCTTCCCCTCGAACTCCATCATCTCCAGGCACTGCATGGCCTGGTCCGCCCGGGCCGGGTCGAAGAAGCCCAGCTGGTAGAACTGGAGCGCCAGCTCGTTCTGGGTCATCCGGGCATAGGCATTCCGCTTCTGGGCGGCGATCTTCACATCGAAGACGGGCTTTCGCAGACCCATATCCTCCCCGAAGACCTCCCCATAGGGCTGCAGGGCCAGGGCGCCGTTGTCATAGGTGACGAACTCCTCGGCTCCGAAGCGGCCCAGGATCCGGAATTTCCGGGGCAGAGTGTAGAACTGGCGGATCAGCTCGATCACCGTCTCCACGATCCGGCCGAAGCTGCGGTAGGACGCCTGGACCGTATCCCGGCTGCCCTTGCCGCTGGCCTCCTGAAGGGCCGCGATGGCGGAGGCCGCCGTGACGCCGGAGGCGATATTGCCGGTGGAGGTCTCGGTGTTGCCGCTGGTCTCCCGGAGCTCCTGGATGGTCCTGTCCAGCAGGCTCACATACACACCGTCCAGGGCATGGAAGGGGATCTGCCGCAGGCTGTCCTCTCCAAGGTCCCCGGTCACATGGACGATGGGCCGGGCCAGGTCCAGAAACTCTCCCTCGTTCACGGCCCCGTCCTGCCGGCTGAAGAACCGGGGCGTGGCCCCCACCTGGGCGTTCCGGACGAAGCTGGTCTTCATCAGATCGATCTCAGTCTGGGGACTGCGGCACACGTCCACATAGCCGTAGCCGCAGGGGCTGCCCTCGATGGGGAACAGGGGATCGAACTCATAGGGATACCGGCCGTGGTCATACAGGCCCGTTTCCGCCATAGGGGGCCGGAGCACCTCTCCGTAGGCATCCAGCACCGGCTCCAGCTCATTCTCCGTGGCGAAGAGCACCGTATCTCCCAGGAATTTGCAGTAGTGGAGCAGGCCGTTCCTGCGGTAATAGACCTCCACCACCGTGGCCTTCCGGGAGGTATCCACCCGGTCGTCATAGAGGAACCGGGTATCCAGGAAGGTCTGACTCCTAAGCTTCCCCCGGAGCTGGGGGTATTCCTCCTCCAGCAGGTCCCTGTCTCTCAGCTCCGTATGGAACAGGTATCGGCTGTGCTGGATATCCGTGATGCCGGGCTCCCAGTAGAGGTTCAGCAGGTCCACCCGCCGGATGGCGATGTCGCCCAGGCCGCCGTGGAGAGAGCTGTCCCAGGTCACCTTGTAGCAGGCGGTGCCGGTCTTGCATTTCTGCCACATGGCATCGGACCAGACCTCATCGAAATGGTTCTGCTCCAGGATGCAGGGGATCACCGCACTGAGGGTCCGGGCCTCCTGAACGTCCGCCTCCTCCCGGGGCAGGATCACGGGCTCCGGGTAGTTCTCCATCAGGTCCGCGTGTTTGCTGACGATCACATTGTGGAGCCAGCCGGATACGCTCCGGTAGCCCTCCCGGGCATTTTCCTCCCGGCTGTTGCGCAGCTTCCACCAGTTCTCGCTGGCGATCACCCGGGCCCGGGTCTGCCGCAGGCCCGCGGAATAATCCTGCAGCACCTCCATGAACTGCCGCAGCTGTTCCTCCCCGATGGGGAGGGCCGTAGTCGTAAGTTCTTCCATATTTCCTCCTTTTTTCAATTCGTTTTCAATGGATCCACGATCCGGTGCGGGCTGTGCACTTCTCTCAGGGGCGCCACCGGCTGGGACATGCACATATAGCGCACTTCGTCGGGACAGTGGTCCTCCAGCTTCGTATCCAGGTCCTCGGGCCTGGCGCTGTCATACATCATCAGGGGCATGGTCCGGATGAATGCTTCGCAGTTCTCAAATACATACATCCTGGGATAGCCCTGTTCGTCGAACTGGAGCCGGTAGTGGACCTGCATCCAGCCGGGGATCCGGTGGTTGTCCCCCGGGGTGAACCAGATCCCAAACCGGGCAGCGGTGTCCGCGATGCTCTCGCCCCGGCTCCGGTCCCAGATGGCGGGATCCGCCACGCTCTCGTATATTTTCCGCCCCTTCAGCCAGGGATGCTCCCGCTCCAGCTGCGCGATCCTTCGGAACTGCTCCTCGGGGGCCCATTTGACGCCCTCATCGGGGGTCCCGGTGCAGCCGTAGAACTCCAGGATCCTGTAGAGGATCCCGTCGTAGTCTATGGCCCAGTACCCTAAGGAAAAGGGCTTGTTGTAGCCGAAATCGTAGCTGCGGCAGATCCGCCAGCCCCGCCGCTCCCCCGCGTTCATATCCAGGGCCGGGATCACATGGGTGAACCGCCGCTGCTTCAGGGCCTCCTCCACCGTGATCCCCGCTTTCGCGCAGAGCTCCGGGTCCGGGGTCAGCCGCAGCTCCTCGAAGAACTGGCCCTGGAAGATGTCCCATTTTCCGTAGAGCCAGGCATCCCGGAGCTTGGGCGGCAGGCTCTCCAGCTGCCGCACGTAATCCGGCTGACTCTTCATGAGGGCCTTGTTGTCCGTGACCAGGCTCTGGATGAAGCTGTAGTCCTCCGGGTCCTCCCCGGGCTCGTACTTCCGGTCGATGAACAGCCGCTTGAAGTAGCCGTGGCTGACGCCGCCGGGGTTACAGGTATAGTAGACCCGCTTGGGAAAGTCGTTGACGCCCCGGACCGACGCCACGATCTTCCGGATCCATTCCTCCCGCAGCTGGGTGGCCTCGTCCAGGAAGATCACATCATACTCCGCGCCCTGGTACTGATCCAGGTCGCCGTCCGAAGCGCAGTAGCCGAAGCGGATGGTGCTGCCCCCGGGAAAATAGAACATACGCTCCGCCTTCACATACCGGGCGATGCCCCGGAGCTCCGAGCGCAGGGGCTGGATATGGTTGTTCTCCAGCTCCTGATAAGTCCTTCGGACGATCAGCAGCTTGATGCCGGGGTATCGCAGGCACAGCCGCTTGGCCTTGTCCCGGACGCACCAGCTCTTGCCGCCGCCCCGGGCGCCGCCGAAGAGAATGTGCTTGTGAGGATCCCGGAGGAACCGGGCCTGCTTCTCGCTGGGCCGCTGGAGGACCAGTTCATTCATTGAAGGCCTCCTCTCCGGCCTCGAAGACCACCCGGACACCGCTGCTGCCCTGATCCTCACCGATCAGCTCCTTCAGCTCCCGGAGGGCAGAGATGAACTCCTTCAAAGCCTTCGTATCCACCTTCTTATAGACCCGCTCCTCCTGGTCCGTGTCCTTCCCCTTCACGAAGTGGCGGCGGAACTGCTTCTTGTCCTGAAGGATCTGCTCCACCATCTCCACCGTCTGCTCCATCAGCCCCCGCAGAGGGCTGCTCTTCTCTTCCTCCACCGCCTCACCTCCTTTCTGCGGTCACTTCAGTCCATCTCGTACTTCTCCGCCGAGATCATCCGGTACAGCTCGCATTTCCTGTAATGGTCGCAGCAGAAGATCTGCATCTGCTGTTTCTGATCCGCGAACCGCTTGTAGCGCTGGGTCACAGAGCTCCCCCGGATGAAACCCTCGCAGGTGATGCTCCTTTTCCCGTCGTCGCAGATGTAATAGGGGCACTGCACTCCATAGTACCGTTCGTCCGCCATAAGTCCTCCTTTCGGTCCCGTTTATAGGACAGGACCTGTGATACATTGTTTTCGGAAATATCCCAAATTCCTGTTGACATCTGTTAGAGCTTATCCTAAAATAGGATCGTACACATTTACTCTCCCAGTGATGACACCCTTGTTTTAGATTATCTCCTAAGTGTGCCCTTATTCTATAGGATATAATCTATTTTGTCAAGGGGGTAACTAGGATATTTTCTAAAAGGATGGGATCATATGTTCAACAGCGTCCAATTCGTCCGGGATATCTGCAAAGAGCGGGGGATCCCCGTGTCCCAGCTGGAGCGCCAGTGCGGCTTCTCCAACGGCTACCTGAACGCAAAGAAGCTCACCCGCCTGCCCTACGACCGGGCCCAGCTGATCGCCGACTACCTGAAGATCGATGTGAAGCAGATCCTCACAGGCAAAAAAAATGACGCCCCCGCCCGGGAGGGCAGGAGCGCCGTGACCGACGAGGATATCAAGTTCGCCCTGTTCGGCGGCGACGGTGAGATCACCGACGAGATGTACGAGGAAGTAAAACGCTTCGCCGCCTTCATCAAAAACTCCCGCCGGGACTGAAGACCCCATCCCTATCCTCAGAAAGGAGACCCGTCATGGAACTGTCCGCGCTCTACGATATCGCGGCCCAGCAGGATATCCCGGTGTTCTCCTTTCCCCTGGAGAACACCGGGTCCCTGTCCTACATGGACGATCGGGGCCGCTGCTTCATCGGTATCGACCCTTCGCTCCGGGACAGCGCCGCCCGGGAGCGGGTCCACCTGAGCCACGAGCTGGGCCACTGCGTCACCGGCAGCTTCTATAACCGCTATGCCGCCGTGGACCACCGCCGCCGCCACGAAAACCGTGCGGACAAATGGGCCATCCGCAAGCTGCTTACAGTGGATCAGCTGGACGATGCCGTGGCCGAGGGCTGCACCGAGCTGTGGCAGCTGGCCGACCGCTTCGGTGTGACGGAAGACTTCGTCAAAAAGGCCGTCTGCCTCTACGTCCACGGCAACCTGGCCACCGAGCTCTACTTCTGACCCC